TGCTTTGAACCCAAAATCGATCAGTGCCTACGTGGACGTATCAAGACATTTAATGCACCAATCAAGTCTAGCGATTGAATCTATTTTAAGAAAAGATTTAATTGATGGCTTATCAAGTGCAGTTGATCTTGGCGCGTTAGCAGGTTCAGGTTCATCTAACCAACCAACAGGCGTTCTTAATACAACGGGTATTGGTTCAGTTGCTATGGGTACAAACGGTGGTGCAGGAACTTACGCTAAAGTTGTGGACACTTGGAAAGAAGTAGCAAAAGACAACGCAGATATAGGCGCGTTATCTTGGTTTACTTCGCCAACTCAGGTTGCTAGATTTATGCAAACTGCAAAAGTAGCTTCAACAGATAGTCAAATGATTATGAACACACAAGATAACCTAATGGGTTACAATGTTAATGTTACTAATCAAATGCCTGATACTTTAACAAAAGGAAGTACATCAGGTAGTTGTTCAGCTTTATTATTTGGTAATTTTAATGACCTTATAATTGGCGAATGGGGGAATCTCGATATAGCGGTAGACCCCTATTCTTTATCAACTATTGGCGCGACTAGAATTACGTCGTTCTATGATATTGATATTGCAGTAAGACACGCTGAAAGTTTCTCAGCTATACAAGATCTAACTTAATTTTTAATTAAGCTACTGATATGGGACGGCGAAAGTCGTCCCGTATCTTATTAATTTAATAAAGGATATTATGAAAATAAAAATTTTAAAAGTAACAACTGTTAAAGGTCAAAGAGTAGAAGTTGGCGATGTTGTTGAGGCTACTGAAACAGACGCACAAGTATTAGTTGGAATTGGTAAAGCTGAAATAACTGATAGTGCAATTAAAAATATTGAGCCAACTGAAAATAGAGCTAAAGGCTTAAAGAAAGCAGTTAAAAAAATATTTAAAAAGTAATGACGGCAAAATTGCCTGAGCATTTTTTTATAGACCGTAAAAAGTTTTTAATAAAATATTGGAATAAAAAAGAAGCGAGTAAAGTCCAATGCGACGGGCAATTTGATTTAGACGAAGCAGTAATAACTATTAATAAAGATTTAAAACCTAAAGAAAAATTAATAACTGTTATACACGAATTTTTACATTTTCTGGTTTGGTATAATAGCTTAAAGCTAACTGCTAGAACCGAAGAAAAATATGTTGATTTGTTTTCAACACAATTAATAGAAATATTATTAAATAAACAAAATAAAGATTTAAAAGAATTAATAATTAAAATTTTAAAAGATAATTAGTACACGAAGTTTATCGCTTAACTAGGGGTGGTTTATTATCATAATAATATAGGGGTGGAAAAAAGTTAATGGCGATAGAAGATACAACAGAAAGATCAATATTTTTTGATAGTGATGAGTTTGCAGATAGTATTCAAATAACTATTGGCGGTTCAGCTACAACTATTAAAGGCATATTTGATAACGAAATGACGACTATCGATGTTGGCGACAATGCGGGTATTACCGCTAACCAACCTAAGATAACAGTTAAGACTAGCGATGTAACAAACGCTGATTTTGGCGACCCTGTTGTTATTAACTCTACTAATTATACTGTAAACAACGTTCTTAAAGACGGAACAGGCGTTACAGAAATATTTTTAAGTGAGGCTTAATAATGGCACATAAAAGAACAAGCATAAGAAATAATGTAACATCAACATTAACAGGATTGACAACGACAGGTTCAAACGTTTTTGAAAGTCGTATTTATCCAAATGAATTAGCTAAATTACCTTTATTAAATATTTACAGTAATACAGAAACAAGCGAATTACTTACTATTGGTAAAATTGAACGTAATTTAGAAATTATGGTTGAGGGATTTGCTAAAGCAACATCAAATATAGATGAGGCTTTAGATACAATTGCAAAAGAGGTTGAAGTAGCTTTAGGAACTGATCTTACTAGAGGCGGACACGCTAAAGAAACTTACTTAACTAATACAGAATACGAATTAGAAAATATTGGCAATCAACAATTAGGCGTTATTAAGATGACGTTTAATGTTCAGTATATAACAACAAAAAATAACCCTGAGGTATTAGGATAATGGCAAAAAGAATTATAGTCGTAAAAGACGATAATAAAATTGAGATATGGGACACGGACTTAGAACGTTACACAAAAAACGGTTGGTCTAAAGAGGGTTCTAGTCCAATTATCAAAGAAACAAAAACTAAATTAACAATAAATAAGGATAACAAATAATGGCTACACATACAGGCTCACAAGGAACTGTTAAAGTCGGTTCAAATGCAGTTGCGGAAGTTAGAAATTGGTCTTTAGATCAATCACAAGACACGGTGGAAACTACAAAATTAGGCGATACAGTAAAAACTTTTAGTGCAACACAATCAACGTCAAGCGGAACTATGGATTGTTTTTGGGACGAAACTGACAGTACAGGTCAAGTCGCTTTAACAATTGGTGCTACTGCTACTTTAAATTTATACCCTGAGGGTGCAACTTCGGGCGATACTTATTATTCTGGTTCAGCAATTATAACAAGCGTTGGCGTAAGTCAAAGTCACGACGGTTTAGTAGAAAGATCGTTTGGTTTTCAAATTTCAGGCGCAGTTACAATAGCAACAGTATAATAATTTATGTCAGATATAGACAAAGTTATTTCCCATTTTGCAGATAAGAAAAAAAGATCAGTTACAATAGACGAGTGGGGTGTAACTTATTGGATTAGTCCATTAACAGTTGCCGAAACAAGACGATTATATCAATCAGCAAGAAAAGATGAGATAACAATGTTAGTTGACGCTATAATAATGAAAGCCGAAAAAGAAAATGGCGATAAAGCATTTAGTGTAGCTGATAAAGATAAACTTTTAAATCAAGCAGACGTAGATATTGTAAAAACCTTAGGGTCTTTTATTATTAACGAGATTAACGCAGACGACGTAAAAAAAAACTTCGATTAGAACCTGATTTTTACGCGATATTTTTTTTAGCAGAAAAGCTAAATAAAAATATTGCAGACATATTTAATATGTCAAAAGCAGAATACGATAGTTGGTTTATGTACTTAGAAGTTAAAGCTGAAAAAGATAAATTTCAATTAGATAAAATAAAAAACAAAAAATAATATGGCTCAAAAAGGAATTAATTTTAAAATAACCGCCGTTAATAAAACTAAACAGGCGTTCGGTCAAATAGGTCGGGGATTAAAAGGTATTACTAAATCCGTATTAAGTTTTAAAAGTGCTTTATTAGGCGCGGTTGGTGTTGCAGGTATGGGTCTTTTAATAAGAAACTCATTAATTGCAACAGACCGTATAGGAAAAATGTCAGGCGTTCTTGGAATTGCCGTTAAAGATTTACAAACTTTAAAATTAGCCTCAGAAATTGGCGGTATTGAATTTGAAACTTTTGCAAAAGCAACAAGACGTTTAACAGATAACTTTGGAGATTTTTTAAACGGAACAGGGGAAGCAACTGCAACTTTTAAAGCTTTAGGCATATCACAAAAAGACGCTAACGCAATTTCAGGCGACCAAATGGCAATCTTAGGTTTGATAGCAGATAGACTAGATTTAGTAGAAAATAAAACATTAAAGTTAAAATTTGCACAAGAAATATTTGGTGGTAGAGGTGCAGAACTTATAAATGTTTTAAAAGGTGGTAGTGAAGCTTTAAGAAAGTTTGCAATTGAAAGTGATAGTTTTGGTTCATTAACAATGCAACAAGTTAAATCAGTAGAAGATTTTAACGATAGTGTAGTTAGATTAAAAACTGTTTTTGCTAATATAGTAAATGTTATAGTTGCTGATTTAAGCCCTGCGTTTACAAAATTAAGTGAAGATATAAGAGATTTAGCATTAAACCAAGTAGGCGATATCCAAAATTTTGGTAGGTTGTTTGCTATGTCAATGTTAGACGCAACTGAAAGTTTAATTTTATTTGGACAAAATGTAAGTATAGCAGGTGGTAATTTAAGAATATTTTTTAAAAATACTGCTGATCTTTTAGATTTTACAAAAATTTTAGATAACATAAAAAGTGGCAGAAAGTTTGAACCTTTTAAAGATTTTGCACATGAAGTAGCACCTGAAATGTCAAAAGTTTTAGCTTTAATTAGAAAAAGAATTTTAGATGTTTCTGGTTCTATTGACACTAATAATGTTTCATTAGAAAACGCAGGAAAAAAGGCAAATGATTTAGCTGAGGAATACGGTTTTGTAGAAGATAAACTTGTTTTGTTAGATAATGCTAGTAATAAGTTTGGTAGTACAATTGCAGGTAATTTTGAAAAAGCAGTTTTTGAAGCTAAAAGTTTTAGAGAAACTTTGGCTAATATTGGTCAAGACATAATTAAAATAGCTTATCAAGTTGCAATTACTCAACCGCTTGGAGAAGCTTTAGGTGGCGCAATATCAAAAGGTATTGGTGGAATACAAGATGTTATATTTGGTAAACGTGCTATGGGTGGTGCAGTTGCACAAGGTCAATCATATTTAGTTGGCGAACGTGGTGCAGAAATATTTACACCTAACAAGTCAGGTTACATAACACCCAATAATAAATTGGGTGGTTCAGATAGTATTAAAGTTGTTCAAGAAATAAATATTATGCCTAGTGTTTCAGACGTTGCTAAAGCAGAAATATTTGGAATGTTACCTTTAATAAAACAAGAGGCATTAAACGGAGTT